TGCTATCTTGCCAAATTACCCTCATACATACCTTCCTTTCTTGTTTTCAGATTGGTATGTATGATGAGTGTGTTGTAAATGATGCACACTCATCATATATACCGACTTCAAAAAGAAAACCTATCATCATTTGCGGGGATTTGAATGTGGCCGCAAGTGAGATTGATTTAAAGAATCCGCAATCGAACAGGGGAAGTGCTGGCTTCACCGATAAGGAACGGGAAGCCTTTTCCAGGCTGCTTGGTGCTGGATTCGTGGATGCTTACCGCCATCTGTACCCGGATAAGGTGGAATATTCCTGGTGGAGTTACATGCGAAATGCAAGGGCCAGGAATGCCGGGTGGCGAATAGATTATTTCCTGGTATCAGATTGGGCAGCGGATATGATTACAGAAAGCACGATTGAAACAAATATATTCGGTTCTGATCATGCCCCTGTATCACTTCAAATAAACATCAAGGATGAACTCTAATCCATTTTCACGGCTGAATTCGATTTTGTCAACAATTTCCTTCAAGTATCTGTTTTTATCTTCGGCTTCGATGGAATCATCTTCCAAGCTGTTTAAAGCATCGGTTAATTTCATAACCTTATCTTCATATTCTTCTTTTTCAGGGATTGTATCTTCCAGGGCAGCAATCTGTTCCTTGATAGCTACAATCCTTTCATTATGCTTGGCTTTTCTTTCTACAAATTCATTTGCAGAATAGATTTCATCTTCGTAATCATCAAACAGCTTATCCAGCTTCCTTTGAATTTTACGCAATTCCTTATTAAGCGCTTCTATTTGAAGGATAACAGAATCAGCGCTGACGGAAGGCAAGCCGTTGATTTTCAATTCAAAATCTTCAATGTACATGCGCAGGGAATGGGCCACGGCTTTCAAAACATCTTCAGCCAATGCGGATTTCACCTTGCAGGACTGAACGGGTGGATGGCAAAACCGGGCTGCGGTTCCGGGCCTGTGTGCATTTGATTGATAGTGCATCATTTTCCCGCACTTCGGGCAGCAAAGAAGCCCGGCCAGAATATTCGTTAATTTCAGATTGGCCTTTGTCCTGTCTGGCTTGAAATCTTTATTAGCCAATTTCCATTCTTCCTCCGTTACCATGGCTTTATCTTTATGGATGCCATCATACAGCATATAATGATCAGAATGGGAGGTGCGAGGGCGGGAGGTTTTCAGCTTGCCATTTTGCATCACCTTTATTTGCATTCTGTCATTCCAGCGCACTTTCCCCATGTTTACAGGATTCTGCAAAAATGTTTTGACGGTTTCTTTTGACCATTCCTGAGATTCGCCTGTATAAGTCGGAACACCCATGGTAGTTAATCGCTGCGCTATCTTGTAACATGTAACGCCTTCAATCTTCCAGGCATACATCATCTTACCAATATCATATTCTTCCGGGTTTGGGGTAAGGGTGCGCTTTTTGCCTTCCCTGATGATATTCCAGCCATAGGGGCGATAAGAAGCCATGTATTCCCCATCCACAATGCATTGATCCTTGCCGCTTTGCATCCTTCGGTTAATCATTTTATATTCACGGCGGCTCATGAATAATTCAAATTCCATGTATTCTTCATCATCGGAATTGTGGGCAATATCATAGGTTTTTGTTGGTGTTACTACTAATACACCATTATTCATCCTGGAATATTTCAGGCAATCCATGATTTTTTGTGCATCGCCCTGGCTACCACGGGAAAGGCGGGTTACTTCCTTGATGATAATTCCACGGTAAAGCCCTGCATAACAATCCTGAATAAGCTGCTGAATTTCTGGTCTTGCATCCACAGATTCAGCGCCGGAAACAACTTCTGCATAAATCTTCCCGATAAACAGCCCTTTTCTGGCGGCTAAATCGGTAAGAATGCGCTTGTGCTTATCAAGCGTTTCTTCCACGGATTCATCCGGATCATCGGAACGGCTTTTTCGTAGGTACATAGCATATATATCTTTGCTGAATGCAGCTTCTATTGCGTTGTTTTTTTCAAATACTGTCAATTTCCTCACTTCTTTCAAAAATGGTTATTTTATACCTTCATGGCGTTGCCAGGCCCGAAGCTGTTCCTTCAGGAAGGCGATTTCTTCTGTATATTCGGCCTTTATCGCCCGAATATCATTCCTGTGCAATTCGTCAATGGCTGATAATTTAGAAATCAACTCTTCATTTTTTTCTAATAATTCAGCATTCTGTTTTTCCAATAATTCAATGTGTGCAAATTCCTGATCCAGCTTTTTCTGGCAAGGGAATTCCACAGAATAACCGCCAAGCAAAGCATGGATAATGGCCCTCATGGTGGAATATCTGCAATCATCTTCCCCGGCCTTGATGCGATTTATTGTTCCAACGGGAATATTACTTTTATCGGCCAGGATTTGATTAGTCCAGCCAAGGAACCGCTGGCGCTCTTTCCACCATTCCAGAAGATCAGGGAATGGCAAAGCCATGAAATTTGGAACACAATCCTGGCCTACACGATCACATTTGATGCACGAACTGAACATTTATAAATCCTCACTTTTTCATTTGTGATATGCCCAATCAAATGTGAATTTTCATACTCACATTTTGCATGACCATACATCACCATTGCTTATTGTGGTTCCTGCCAGGTGGTGATAGGATAAAGACGGGTCAGAAATGGCCTATCATCCCCGGGGTGTGGGGCGTTCACGGGTGGTGCTGCGGCGCTCCACATCCTTTGATTTTACAGTTTTGACAGAATATTCTCAATTTCGCCAATGCTATTGCAAGCCAGAATTCGATGGTGTATTATAGCAACGAGAACAGCCGTTCCCTAATGAAGTGCTTAACATGAAAGGAGAATTACCCTTTATGAGCAACACCCGCAAATTGTTAATTGAAATCATTGAAACGAAATTGAGCGAAAACGAATTGATTTTCGTCCTGGAATTCTTGAAAAAGATTTTCCATTTGGATTAAGGCTGTTTAGAAAGAAAACGTACATATTCCCTTACTTGCGCCTGTTTTGCATCACTTAGCTGCTTATATTCTGCAATCATTGCACGAAGGGCAGGATCAAGATATATATCAGCCAATTCATGCGCAACGCCAACGGGATCACGTTCTATATCGCCCAATAGCTGGTTAGGGTTAATCCCCAGCGCTTCAGATAACATTTTCAAATTGCTTCTTTTGATTTCAGATACTCTGCCGTTTTCCCATTTTGCAACGGCAGATTTTTTTACGCCAACTTTTTCCGCTAATTCTTCTTGTGTCATTCCTTTTTTGATTCTTTCCGTTTTTATGATTTCGCCAATCTCCAATTTTTTCACCCCCTTTTATATAGTAGGGAATCACCCTGAAATATATCCCGGAAGGCAATTTCGGGCTTTCCCCCTGTGTCTTACATGATACCATATTGTATCTTGTAACGCAATATTTTTCCTTAAAAGTTTCAAAAAATGTATTGACAGTGAAATATTATTGTAGTATAGTAAAGGTGTCCTGTAAGACACAGGACATAAAAAATTCTTAAAAGTGTCTTATAAGACACAGAAAGGAGAACGCATGAATAAAAAGTTATTCAGAAGCAAAATGGTTCTTTTCGGTGATACCAATAAATCCCTTGCCGAATATCTTGGAATTAGCGAAAAAAGCGTTAATGATAAGATCAATGAGAACAACACCGAATTCCGGCAAAGTGAAATTGCGGCAATCAAAAAGCGCTATTCCCTGACGGATGAACAGGTAATCAATATTTTTTTTAGTTGAGAGTGTCTTATAAGACACAACAGGAGGTAAGCGCAATGGCGCAGGACAGCGTAACAGAATACAAAATCGGCCCGGCCATTGTGCGGATGCACGGCCAGCCGGATAGAGAGAAGGTGAAAGCGGCCACAGAAAAATACCTGAACAAAGTGATGCAGAGCAAGAAGCAAAAGGCGAGAAAGGAAGGATAACCCATGGGCATTATCACGGTATTCTTTGTAGCACTTGCGTTTCTCATTCCCACGGCGCTGATTGAAGGCTTCAAGGCCCTGCACCACCGGGCCAAGGAAGCCAGGGAATGGCGCAGCATCAGGAAGGTTTACTATCCGGGATAAGGGGATGGATAGCCGTTTCTGAACCCCAGGAAAGAAAGGGGTAAGAAACATGAAGGATTACACCAGAGCATTGGAATCCATTGAGGAAAAGATTGATAGCATCAAGCCCGGAAGCACGGTGCGGCTGGATGAAATCATCGGCAATTACAAGGAAAAGAAAATCATTGATGCGGCCAAGATGCTGCTGATGAAATACGGTATCCAATACGAAAAGGAGAGAAAAACAGATGCCAAAGAGTGAAAAGGTGAAAATTAATTCTGCTTTGCTGAACCGTTATCTGGAAAAGAACGGCATCTCGAAAGCAAAGTTTTCTGAAATGAACGGCCATGCGCATAACTGGTGGAGCAGCATTGAAAACAGAGCAGATTCCATGGTGGCGGTAAATCAGGCCAAGCTGATTTGTTCGTTAACGGGGATGGATTATGAAAAGCTGGTGATCCCGGAGCGCACCACTTCCAATGCCCCCCAGAATGAGCAGAAAAGCATTCTGGAAGAGGATGAAACCCTTCTGAAAGCGTTGGTGAATTGCATGAATCGGATTGAAAAGAAGATGGATGAAGCAACCATTGACCTTACACGCCTTGAAATCCAGATGCGTACGGTTCTGAAGGAAATGGGGGTGAAGTGATGCCGAATCTTTACGAAATCGACCAGGCTATCATGGAATGCTTGGATTTTGAAACAGGCGAAATCCTGGATGCCGAACG